AACCCCGCACTAGGCGGGGCTTATATTGGCTGTCAGGTATGTTGGCGCTTACCGCGCCAACTGTTCTATGCGATCTTGCCAGTATTCGAATATCTCATCGGATGTCCCTGCCCATATAGACGCGATGCCAATGTTGTCATCATCTAGCAATTCAAAGCCGCCGCCAGTGGTTTCAAATGATGTCAAAACTTCGTAGCGTGTTAGGTCAGTGCCATCACCATATGACGCGCCGTTTGATTGTTGTGTGTGTGTGACAACGGCGTTTTCACCAACACGTTGGCGGATTTCAGATACCGCCGCGCGGACACGTTGTTCGCTGCATCCAGTCGCGTCCATGATTTCGCGCGTTGATACGCCGCCGTTGCCGTTGCGCATCATGGTGTATTGGACACCTACGCGCGAATTGCGGCGGAACGGGTCAACGGGCGTATCTTGAACAATTGTTCGGGTGCCGTTGGCAACGCGCTCGGTTTTAGTCCAGCGGATTAGGTTGAGAATGAATTGCACCCAATTCCAGATTTTGTCACAATCAATTGTGCCGCCATGTTGGCGAAATTCGATTGTGCCGCGTGACCATGTTTGCAAGTTGATCGCATAGAATTTGCCGTGATCTAAATCGCGGATGCAATCCGCGCTGTCGATTTTGGACGCGGACAATGGCGCACAATAGCGGTTGTTAGTGCGCGAACGCGCAAACATGGTGTCCAGTGTTGATTGTTGGCGTTCATAGCGATGCATGATGTCTTTAACGATAACGAAATCCAACGGTTCGCCATGAGATGCTAGGAAACCGCCGCGCGCTTCGGTATGGGCAATGCTTGCGCCAGTATATGCGGCAGGTGAATGATCAACCAATTCTGCGTTGCTGATATGAACATGCAAGCCGCATGATGTATTGATCTGACAACCAACGCTGTCGAGAACGTTGCAAACGCTTTGCAGGTATTCGTATGCTACCTGACAATCGCCCAACGGCGGCAATACAATTTCAGCGTCAACGCTTGGCGTTCCATCTGGTTTTACTTGGCAACCGCGAACACCTGCGCGTTCCAAGGCATTTTTAACGCGGCTTATTGATACACCTGCGGTTTCGATCTCAATTCCAAAAGTATGTTGTGTCATAACGTTTTTCCTTTCTTGCTAGACAATTATGAATATAAGGCCTGTTTTAGGATATTCAAGTATTTTTTGCAAAAAATCCCAAACAATTGTTCGGGTTAATATTCGAGACAAAAAAAGAGGCCTAACGGCCTCTGAATTTCTTATATGCTTTTTCAACGTCAAACGGTCTCGGAACACCTGCTACCCATGAGCTTTCACGATTAACAATTTCTTTTGCGTGTTTGGGCGTGTACTGGTGTACCTGTGGGAATTCACGCATTACCTTGGTTTTAATTTTAACGTTTGCATACGTTCCGCTTTTGTAAGTTGACATGGTAATCCCCCCTTATGCATCAATGAATGTTTGAATATAATCTGGTGTTACGCGCGGATCAGAGCGGTGCGCATAACGCTTGCGGCGTTCTCTATCCATGTCCAAACATTTATAGCGGCCTTGTGTCCGCTTAGACACGTTGCGTTGTGCAATGTATTTAGCGGGCGTTTTATTCTCAACGAAATAATCAATATATTCGTCGTGTTTTCTGTGGGTTTCATTCACCCATATTGAATTGAATTGATAAACCGCGCTTGGAACGGCGGCGTGATCATCATCACATTCATAGAATAAGTTTTCTATTGTTTCAGTTGGTAGATCAATTGATAGGTCAAACATTTTCATTTCCTTTCTTTGCTAGACACCATTGTAGATAATCCCAATAAATCCCAACGTCAAGCGTTTTGAGTAATTTTTTTTACTTTCCCAAAATTGCCGCAATAACCCGAACAATTCTTCGGGTTGCTCTACCCACCACAAATTATAATGAACGCACATGCATGTACGTGTGTAAGCTGGGTCAAAATCAATGTGCTAGAGTAATTCTAAGCCCTGGGTGTTCCCGATCCCCGATAAATCCTGGTCCCTGGCTGGCCCGATCCCGAACAATTTGTCGGGTTAGACCCCAGCCATCCCCGATTGCCCCCAGGCGGGCCATCCCCTGGAGGTATTTCCCGAGGTCAGCGCCCGCCCGACCGCGCAAAGCCCAGCCGTAGCGCTGGAGCTTATTCGTTATCGTAAGTTAATGGGATTTGTTCGGATTGTTTAGTATCATCTTCGCTGGGAATATCAGGCGTAACGTCGATCATGCGTGTTTGTGCCTTCTCAATGAAGTGATTTAGCTGCTCTACGATCTTATCACGATCCATGCTGTCTAGATTCTGGTACGTTACGTGCTTTTGATCGACCATAACGCCAGAGGCTTTCAATCGTGTTTCTTCTGCTTTGATAGCTGCGGAGTAGTTCCCGTCTTGCAGTGCGCGATCCCGAATAATTTGCAGATCACGAATACTTTTTGCAATCGTTACCCCGTACCGAGCTTGCAGCTCTGCCCGCATCTCTTCCATGCGTTCCTTCACGACTGGATTATTGAGGAGCTGCACAGCCCGAACATTTGGGTGAGCATAGCCCGCCTTTCGCGCTGCTTCTGTTTGGGTCATATCACCGTGAACATAATTATCTAAAAACTTCTGTTGCTGCGGCGTGAGCCTACGCCCGCCTTTTTCCAACTGTTCGCCAACCTGTACCATCTGAAACCCGAGCATTTTATCACCTTGCAAATATCGCCTGTTTCGCTGCCCGCGTCAAGTGCTGCGTTTCCTAAAATATCCTAAATAATTATCAGGCCGCGCTGCTAAAATTATCAAGGGGGGATTTAGTATATCCCCCCCTATAGGGGGGTGAGACTGTTGAGAAATTGCAAGTCATTGATTTTATTGATTTATTTTCCTCAAAATGGTGTTTTGAGATGTTTGAGGAATTCCAGTAAGTCATTGATTTTATTAAATAATAATTATCAATATCAAAATCTCAAAATTGAGAAGAATTATTTTGAGAAAAAATAAAGTAAACTTTTTTACATTTTCCCCTTGACGATCCCAAACACTTATAATATATCCCAAACATGTCTAGTAAAAAGGAGGGCCAAAACATGGCACAAGACACAGCAAAGATTCGCATTATCCGCGACCTACAGGGCGACCTATTAGATAGCAATCACGCAACGCGCAGATTCTTTCGCCTGTGGTTAGACGGTTCTTATCTTGGTGAAGAACACTATAAAGACAACATTGCATTCATGCGCACAGCATTGAAGCGCAGTGGTGACAAGTGGCACAAGTTCGAGAGTGCTTGCCGCTCTTGGGTTATCATGCAGTTTGTTCGTTACACAGCGCATGACGCACAGTGTTCATATAGCCACGCACAGAAAGTCATTGTTGCAACCGTTGATCGCGCAACGCTAAACGAGTTGACGGAGCATCTGATCACTGATGCGTGGGAGCTTATCCAAGACGACATTAACGCACATTTGAAGGAGCAAGCATAATGTTTGAGATTGAAAAGAACATTCCGATTCCCTGTGGTGTAGGTAAAGGCCGCGCGAAAGGTGCGTTGCGTCTGACTATGGAGCAAATGGACGTAGGCGACAGCATTGTGGTCTCTAACAAGGCGCGGCAAGGCATTCATCAAGTCGCAAATACAATCGGGATCAAATACACAACCCGAACGATTTGCAAAAAAGAAAATAAAGTGCGCGTTTGGCGTACAGCATAAGGAGACATTGAAAATGAAATATCTAGCATATGGTATGAATATGAACCGTGACGCAATGGCTGCGCGGTGTCCGAACGCAACACCGTTGGGCGGGTTTTACCTGCCCGACCATCGCCTTTTATTCCGAGGCGTGGCAGACTTCATGCACGACCCCGACATGGTTTTACCTGTTGTCCTGTGGGAGATTACACACGACTGCCTAAGAGCGTTAGACCGTCTGGAAGGCTACCCGCATTTGTATGATCGCCGTAAGATCAACGGCGACTGGTTCATCTACGACATGAACGGCGAGAAGGGCAAGCTAGGTACACCGTC